TTTCAACGTATGAATAACTACAGAAAGCCTGGAGAGGAAACACCAGATTGTTTCCTTTTCAGATCAAAAAGAAGACTGGGTCTACACAGTCGATAGTCAACCTGACTCCACATTTGATGTGGCAGCCAAGTCTGATACCTCTTTGGAGGCATTCTTCCGACGTCCAATTCTCATTCGTGAGTTTTCTTGGGCACCGGGAGCTGCATCTCCATTCTTTCAAGGTTTCAATCCTTGGGCAGATTTCTTCACAAATCCCAGAGTGATCAACCGTATTACTAATTATAATCTTATGCGTTGCAAATTGCACGTAAAGATGATGATCAATGGAAACGGATTTTACTATGGTAGATTGCTGGCGAATTACAAGCCACTCCCGGACTATGATGAGGTCACGCGAGATAGAGGCTTAACACCCCAGGATAATATTGCTGCAAGTCAGAGACCACATGTGTATCTTGACCCCACAAACAATCAAGGAGGCACTTTGGAGCTTCCATTTGTATGGTATTACAATGCACTCAGCGTTCCTTCAGGTCAATGGAATCGCATGGGCAATATGTCTATTCGAGAACTGAACCCCTTAAAACACGCAAACGGAGCTACTGATCCTATCACTATTTCCGTATTTGCATGGGCTGAGGATGTTCATCTTGATGTTCCTACCCAATTCGACCCAGCTGACATTGTGCCACAGCTTGGAGATTTTGTCCCACAAGCGGACGAGTATTCAGGTGTGGTGTCCAGACCCGCTTCAATAGTAGCTAAGGCTGCTGGAGCTCTGAGTAATATACCCGTAATTTCGTCATATGCTAGAGCAACTGAGATGGCTGCTAATGCAGTAGCTTCTATTGCTTCTATCTTTGGATATTCACGTCCAATTGATGTAACGAGTCCAACGAAATATGCGGCAATGCCCTTGGGCAATATTGCTAATACCAACACACATGACACATCCACAAAACTTACGTTGGATGTTAAACAGGAAACAACAGTTGATCCACGAGTTGTGGGTTTATCTGATACTGATGAGATGGCGATTCGGTCCATTTCCATGCGCGAATCTTATTTGACCACTTTCGGGTGGCAAATTTCTGATAGCCCTGGAGATCATTTGTTCTCCATCGGAGTCAGCCCTGTTGCCTACAATTCTGTGAATGACACCGAATTGCACTTGACACCAGCTGCTTTTGCAGCATTGCCATTTAAGTATTGGAGAGGTACTATGAGGTATCGTTTTCAAGTTGTAGC